GTAATTTTTTTATTGAGTATTTTAATCCAATTAAAGATAAATGTGAAAAGTTTGTTGGCAAACCTATAGATTGGTGGCAAATACAAAAATCATATAACGGAAACTCAATGCATAAACATCACGATGATGCAAAAATAAGAACAACCTTTTCGGGTGTAATATATTTAAATGATGGTTTTGAGGGTGGTCAAACTTTTTTTGAAGATGGCACGATTATAGAACCTGTGGCTGGGAAAGGTTTATTTTTTGATGGTAAAAATTTAATGCATGGTGTAAGTAAACATACAAAGGCAGACCGATACATAATAGCGTGTTGGTTTAAATAATATGAAACCATTAGGCGGAACAGAATTACAACATAATTTTTTAGAAAAATATGTTTCTAAAGATTTGCTAGATAAATTTCAAATTTGCACATCGGTCCCTGGTAAGGTGCCTTTGTCTAAAGATAAGATAAATATACTATGGCAGAAAATGGCCACCGACCAACCGCACTTTCAAAAATTTTTTAATGACCCTGAACAAATAAAACAATATGATTATTATGTGTTTAACAGTCATTGGAACTATGAACAATTTAGAAAAAAATTTAAAATACCTCATGAAAAATGCACCGTAATTAAAAACGGCATACCTAAAATAAAGCAACGAGATCCTGAACAAAAGAGAGATAAGATAAGATTAATATATCATCCTACACCATGGAGAGGTTTGTCAGTTTTATTAGGTGCTATGCAATTAGTAAATGATCCTAATATTGTACTGGATGTTTATAGCAGCACAGAAATTTATGGAGACGATTTTAAAAAGATAAACGATGATTTATATAAACCTTTATATGATCAAGCTAGACAGTTACCAAACGTAAACTACATTGGATATAAACCAAACGAATATATTTTAGAAAACTTACATACCTATGATGCATTTGTATATCCAAATGTTTGGGAAGAAACTTTTTGTATATCAGCTCTTGAAGCTTTAGCTTGTGGTCTATACGTAGCCACAACAGATAATGGTGCTCTTTATGAAACATGTAGTGAATTTCCTATTTACATACCAGTTGATGACAATTTTGAAAATTTAGCTAAACAATTTGCAGCGGTAATAGATTCTATTCCTAGTCAGTTAAATGAAAAAGGTTGTCATATACATCTTAAATTTCAACAAAAATTTTTTAATCATTTTTACAACTGGGAAACTATAGCTGGTCATTGGAAAGGTTTCTTACAAGGAGTTTTAGATGCAAGACCCAAGTAAACCAATATGGTTTAATAAACCAAAAGATAAAAAAACTAAAAAGTTTTCTTTCTTTGTTGCCACCCCCTGTCATAGCGATGTGTCTATTCATTATTTTCAAGCCTGTTTAGATTTTCAAAAACAATGTATGTTAAATGATATACTTGTTTCTTTTCAAGTTATGAAATCTTCTTTAGTTACTCAAGGTAGAAACCTCTGTGTATCTAGTTTTATGGAATCAGGTCACACTCATTTATTGTTTGTAGATTCTGATATTGATTTTCAAGCACAATCTGTATTTAAAATGCTCTCAGCAGATAAAGGAGTTATATCTGTTCCTTATCCTTTAAAAGATATTAACTGGGAGAAAGGATGGGAAAAAATACAGAAAGGTAGAATTAAAAGTGCTAAAGATTTAAAGTTTAAAGGACTCTATCGATACCCAATGAAAGTACAAGATGAAGATAATATTAAAATTAAAGATGGTGTTATAGAAGTTACTCACTCTCCAACAGGATGTATGTTAATAAAACGAGAGGTTATTGAAAAGATGATTAAAGAATATCCTGAAATGAGAATAATACAAAAGACTGTTATTAACGGTGAATATATTGAGCGACCACATTTTTATAATTTTTTCGATACTCAATTTGATCCTGTAAAGAAAACCTATACAGGAGAAGATTTTGCTTTTTGTAAAAGATGGAAAGATATAGGTGGTAAATGCTATGCTTTAATTACAGATAGGATTAGTCATGTCGGAGAACATCAGTACAGAGGCTGTTTTGCCGATGAGTTGATAAAGACAGAGTAAAATGGTAATATTACAGGATACGGTTAACTATTATTATGGATCCATTTACACTAGCATTAGCCACATTTGGCGTTCAAAAACTTCGAGGCAAATCAACTAATAGAGCGTTGAGAGATGCTGCTATCGTAGGTGGTATAGGTCAATTAGGTGCTATGACAGGAGCAGGACAATCTTTAGGATTTAAAGGATTTGGTCAAATAGGAGCAGGTGCTCTACCAGGGACAACTATAGGACAACAGTTTGGACAAACTTCAGCAGTAAGAGGTATAGGTGCTTTATTTGGTAAAACACCACAAGCAGCTGATGTAGGAGTAATGCCTGTTCAAGGTGGTATGAAAAATGTAAAGCAACAAAGTTTTTTTGATAAAATAATGCCTAAAAGTACAGCAGGAAAAATAGGAGCAGGAGTTGCTGCAACATCTTTGTTAGCTGATATGACAAGTGGTAAAGATGAACCTGATAGTTATTTGCTACCTTTACCAAATCAATCGTATTCAAAATTAGTTAAATCAGGATTTGCTGGAACGCCAACTGGTTTTATGACAAGAGATTATACAACAGGAGTTAATACAGCTTTAGAAAATCCAGAAACTTATCAAACAGTAGAAGAAATTTTAGGAGATGAACCTACACAAAAATTTAAAAAAGTAGAATACAATTCTGGTGGAATTGTTAATGTAGCCAAATACAATGAAGGTGGTATTAATTATTTACCTAGTAAAGTATCACATGATGAAAACGATGTTAATAATTATGTAAGAGCTTCAGGGTATGTTGAAGATGGAGCAGGAAAAGGAAATGAAAACGAAGATACAATGTTAGCACAATTAGCTGATGGTGAATTTGTTTCAAGAGCCGCAGCAGTTAGAGGAGCTGGCATTATAGCTGGTGCAAGTATTACTAGTAAAGAAGATCAAAGAAAAAAAGGAGCTGAATTCTTTTACGAACAACAAAAAAGATTTAAAAGAATTTACGATTTGATTGATGCAAATAGAAAAGACAATTAAAGCTGACGTTGAAGTATTATGCATTAAGCCAAAAGAGATTGATAATTTTTGGCCTTTGGTTGAATTTTTGATTGCAGAAGCTTTAAAGTTTAGTGGTCAGTATGCTGAAACTAAACATATAAAAGAACTGTGTAAAAAGAACGTAATGCATTTATGGATTATGTTTGGAAAAGATGAAGATGGAGAAGATAAAGTGTTTGGATGCTGTACAACTAGATTTTTTGAAAACCCTAACTTTAAAGAGTTACAAGGTTTAATTTGTACAGGAAAGAAAATGCGTCTTTGGTTTGATAAATTAGTAAACAAGGTTGAGACTTTTGCAAAATTAAATAATTGTAAAAGAGTTACAGCTTTGATGAGACCAGGGTATAAAAAAATTATGGGTAAATATAATTGGAAAATGAAACATTGTGAGTTTCAAAAGGAGTTAAACTAGATGAGTATATTTGGAGGAGGAGGTGGAGGCGGTTCTGCACCACCACCAGCACAACCAGCTACAACAACTCAATTTATAAGAGAGGCACCGGGTATTGAGGAACGAAAACTCGGGCTAATGGATATAGCAAGTTCTCTTGCAAAAACTCCTATTAATTTACCTGCAATACAAGTTGCACCGGCAAGTGCCCTTGAACAACAAGGAATTACTGCCTCTGGAACTACAGGAGTTGGAGCGCCAACGACCACCGCAGGAATAGGTTCAGCTTTAACAGCTTTACAAGGACCAAATATAAATCAATTTTTAAATCCATTTCAATCTTACGTTGTTGATGAGATTAATAGACAAGCTCAAATAGCACAAAATAGATTAGGCGCTCAAGCTGTTGGT